GTATCTCCCGAGGCAATGAAATCATCGTAGAAATAGTATCTACTAATATTGAAATTGGTTTCCAAGTTATAGAGGAATGTGTCTACATCCCCTTGAATTGAGTATGCAATACTATTTGCAGTAGAACCACATCCGTCTGCAACTGATATACTGCTACTCATTTGACTATTGATTGCAGTGAGTAACATGGTTGTGAATGGGGTGACATTTGCTTTATACGTACTATCACCGTGTGGGAAGTACATCATAGTATATGCACTTTCTACATACCCTCTTGTCGAATCGTATGCACCTATTGGTACTTCTGCAACCCTCGGGCGGGATAATCCACAGTTGGTGGTGAAGTTGCTTATTGCATCAAAATCTGATTCTAGAAACTCATATTCATTAGTATCAGAATTCCATACACCCGAGGGTTCTCCATCGTCCTGTGTCAAGTTGAAATTGAAATCAACAAAGACATTGGCACCTTCTACATATCCATCGATTACCTTAGTTCCGTAAATCGGGGATGATGATACTGGTGGGGTTGATAAAGACTGTAATGATTGTAGTTCGGGTGAAGAACTTCCACCCCCGCCACAACTAACTAATACAGTAAGTATTGGTATAATAATTAAATTTTTCATAAGACCTCTCATAATCTATAGTATTATTATACTACGATGACTATGATTAGTCAATGGGCTTTATCGGTTTCGGTAAGTTTCTCTATCAAGCCTTGGGCGTGCTTTTGGGTTAGACCCTTTCTTATAATGGTCAATAGGTTTTAGACCTTTGGACATATCGATTTGACTTGCAGCTTCAACGATTTTTATATTACCCGACAATGTTATTCTAGGAGTAGCACACTTGTTGGGTGATACTGCATGAAAGATTGTCGAAGGAAAGATGTATAATGTCCCTTTATCTCTAATTTGTGGTACATAGTCTCGATGATTTTCATAAGCTCCTAGGAGCTCTTTTAGACATGCATCGCTATTGGTTGCATTCCTATTCTTAAACACAATATGAGAGTTTCCAGTTTCATGTACATAACACCATGAGAAATCAGAACAATTAGTACCTTGATGGTCATGGGAATCTTGAAATCCACCCTCATCGTATGTGTTAATCCAAGGCATTTCCATCATACTGGTAATGTCACACTTGGGCCCCAGTAGACTCAAGAACTGCGTTTGGAACGTATCATAGATGATATCTAATATTGGTGAATAATCTACTTGTAAATTTAGTTCAGAAGCTTGTGACGTTTTACAACTACTGTATGTAAATTCTTCTTCACATAATTCATCTAAATTTTTATCCTCAAACCACTCATCAAATGGTGTTGGGTCTAGTTCTATTGCAGTTATAGGAACACCCCATAACAAATCATCAGACCTTGAATTCTGAAAAATCTCTTTTTTGTCCATCATTTCTTCCTCTATCAAACACTGGTACTGAATCATCGACGGCTGAGTCTATCAGTTCTTCTTGTGCTTCTTGTTCACAGTCGTAGAGTTTCATTCTACTTCTGTCGACACCAATAACAAACCTTTTGAATACGGTTGGGTCATTGTATCTATTCTTTAATTGTTTGACCACCATTTGGTCTAACTCTTCTAATTCATCACTGGTAATCAGTGCAAACATGAAGTCTGCAGTCGCTGGTAATCCAAATGATTCTGAAGTATCAGTAAGTTCTACATCTGTAGAACCATATCCACTTCTTGTTGTTTGTGTTGCACTCATGATTGGTACATCAAACTCTACTGCAAGTCCTCTAAGTTCCTCTGCAATACTCTTTACTAGTGTATATGAGTTTGCACCACTGCCTGGCTTGACTCTTGCACTTGAACATATATTTAGATAGTCGATATAAATCATATCGGGTTTGAAATCTTTCTTAATGTTCAGTTCTTGTAATAGATGTCGGAAGTGACCAACATGTGCTGATGCAGTAGGGTACTCTTTGACAATCAATTTACCTTTGGTCTTCTCTTTGATTTTGTCAATCTTCTTATCAAATTGTGTCTTAGATAAGTCGGGCAAGTCTTTCATAGGGATATTCAATGTGTTCGAATCTATCCTCTCTGCAATCCTTTCTTCTGACATTTCAAGTGTAATATAAAGTACGTTCTTGTTCATCATCAAGTTGGCTGATGCCATGTGACACATAAACAGTGACTTACCAACACCAGTACCAGCAAGACATATGTTTAGAGTCTTGTTGGGAAGACCACCTTTGGTAACCTTGTTGAAGTATTCCAAGTCAAATGGAAGTTTTTCTTCTTCAGTGTGGTAGAATTCGAATCTATCATCTGAGTTTTCAATGAAATCGTGACCAATGTTAGTGTCAAACGATACAGATAAAGCTTCTTTTAAAAGGTCGGGTATTTCTCCAGTCGAACGTTGGGACTTTTTGTCGATGACTTCGATACTGTCCATGACTGCAATATAGATTGCTCTATCTTGACACCATTTCTCAGTTTCTTCTACCAACCATTCGGTTGGAGTCTCTTCACTGTCCTTACTAATACTATCTACAATAGTTTTTGCGTTCGATAACTGTCCGTCATTAAGAGACGTATTGTTATCAAGATTTATGAGAAGTGCTTCCACTGTAGGTGGTTTAGTGTACTTATCGAAGTATGAAACTACTTCGTTGAACACAGTCTTCTCGTCCGACTCGGAGAAATACTCTTCCTTAAGGAATGGTATTACCTTCCTTGTAAAAGATTCACTCTGAACTAAGTTCTTCAGTATCGTCTGTTCTAGTCTCACTTGTTCCATACTTAAAATATTCCTGTGCTTTCTTCTCGAGCAGTTCCATCACATCGGGTGTGAAGTACTTCTCGGGATTATTATTAATCGTCTTTCCGAAATCGGTTTTACCTGTAGGTAGTTTAACACGAGTTCCTTCTTTTGTAAAGACGCCAAATGCAAGTGCCATGTCTAATAGACCATAGTACCTATCTAATCCTTTTTCATAAGAAAGTCTAACATCCACTATTCTATTTTCTACAGTCAATCTTGACTTTGCATTCTTACAGTGAATGATATTTCCGATTATCTCTGTCCCATCCTTCTCTTTCTTTTTAGATAGATAGATGATAGACGATGCAGCGTACTTGAGTCCACTACCACCACCCATTTCTTTCTGAGGGAACATAGAACCAATCACATCATATGTGTGGTTTGTGACAATCATAGGAACACCAACTCGACCAAGTTTCAAAGTTAGAACTCTAAATGCACCTTTTACAATTTGTGCTCGAGTCATATCCTTTGTCTCTTTACCTTCTGCAGTATCTTCGATTTCTTTGGTTGTTGATAACATACCAAGTGAATCTAAACACATCATCAAAGGTGGACGTTTGGATTTTGGGGTTTCAGCATACTTATCCAGTATACTAATCGATTGAGTTCTGAATTCTTGTACAGTAACCACTGGGACAATAATCATCCTAGAGGAATCAATTCCCCTAGATTCAATCATATCCTTTGATATTGCTGACTCAGACTCAAAGTATATAACTGCAGAATCGGGATTATCAGATAGGAATTGTTTTACTATGCCTAATGCAAAGTATGTTTTACCTGTTGCTGATTCTCCTGCGATTGCAGTAATTTTGTTGTCGGGAAGTCCACCGTATAGTGAACCACTTAATAGTGCATTGAAAATGTGACTACCTGTGTCTACAAAGGTATCAACATCTCCAGCTGCAACACCGTCCGAAACAATATTTGCATATTCGTTTCCCGATGCTTTTACTAAATCTTTAATAAATGACATAACACTTCTCCATAATGTATATCCATTATAGACTATGTTTGGGGTTTGTGCAAGGGGGTTTTAAAGTTTTTTTTCTATATTAGATAACTTTTTACCAACTTCAGACATTTTTTTGTCGAACCTAGTATGTTCCTTCATCATAGCCTTTAACTCTGACATTCCTAATTCCAAGTGGATTATGAATCCGAATATTGCACATATCATTGCAATATAGAAACAATCCATTGGTGATATAGGCACTACAATACCTCGTCAATCTGTTCTTGAGTGACGACTCCTTTCTCCATTAGAAGCTTTCTATGCTCCATGTGACGTTCTGTTGTGGTGTCTTTATTCTCACCAGTATATTCCACTGCATGATGGTCAAGAATCATTTGTTTGTTGACATTGATGACTGATTCATCTTCGTTATGAACAAATAACTCTCCAAGTATGCGTCCGAATTTTCCTTTGTCGTGACTAACGAGGGTAATATTACCTTCTGATAGAAGATGTGTAAGATGTTTTTTAGATGCTTTACCAAACAATTTCTCCACTAGGTCTCTTGTTCTTGATTCGGGTGTATCTATACCCATTAGACGCACTCTCTGTTTTTTTAGAACAGTAGAGAAGCCTAAGTCTATGTTGACATCAACTGTGTCGCCATCGACTATTTTAGTTATCGTAACGTGAAATTCACTTTGTTTAAAATATGTGGCCATGTGATTATTTAGGATAATTGTGTCTGCGATGTTCCAACTTGGTATCGTAATCAATCATTGCCTTTTTGATTGCGTCTTCGGCAAGAACAGAACAATGAAGTTTAATCGGCGGAAGGTCTAACGCATCAGCGATGTCTTTATCCTTAATTAGTTTAGCTTCTTCGATAGTCTTACCCATCATCATATCAACAAACATGGACGAACTTGCAATTGCACTTCCACATCCATAGGTTTTAAACTTTACGTCAATGATTTTTTCATCATCGTCCAGTAATAATTGCAATTGCATTACATCACCACAGGCTGGTGCGCCTGCAAGTCCTGTTGCAACATGTGGGTCGTCTTTGTCTAATCGACCTACGGAGTGTTTTTTGGGGTTCGCAAGTACTGCTTCAAATCTTTGAACTACTTCTTTTGAGTATGCCATAACGTTATTTATCCGAAAAAAGAATCTAGCGAAGCAACTGGTTCAACATTCCAGCCAATCTTTTCTATAACCACCTTCAATGGTTCTATGAATGACTTGTCGAATTGCATATCATAATCGATATACTTATGCAAGTCGAACTCCTTTGGTAGAACGTTCATAAATGATATGACGTTCTCATTGATTGGATTCGGTGTTGTGAGATAAGTGAAGTGTAGTTTCTCTCCACTCTTAATCAACTCATAACGCTTGTGAATATTCTTCTTAGTTAGATGATGATTGTAAAGTAATGCACCGCGTACGTGTATGGGTGTACCCTTTCCGTAAATCATCGATGGGTCTGCATACTGTCCTAGGTTATTACAACCCCTAGGTGAAGACATGTCTTCGGGTGGTAACCTACGGAAGTCCATACGAGCATTCTCTACGAAATCCCATAGTTCTTCTTCGTCACCTTGCATAACAATCTTGAATGCATCTGTAAGTTTACCTCTAACCCATTGTGGTGTACTGGACTTTGCAGTCTCAATACCCATCATCTTGAGTTTAGGTTCGGCTAGTCGGACTCCTTCGTTGTCGATGACGTTGAGGATGTATCTTTTCTTTGCAGTCCAAATCCCACGGTCTGCGATGACCTCTCTCCCCATCTCCATCTTTTGTTCGAAGGCATTTGTGTATTTTGCAAGTTCTTGGAAACCTTTGTCAAGAACGTCTTCCATGTGTGACTTTGCGATTGAGTCGATGAAGTTTGTAATTTTTTGTTTATCAGTCTCATTAGGCATTACCTGCTGTATCAGTTTGTCTAGTGTAATATAAACAGAATCGGTATCCATTGCAACAACATAGTCTTCATCTGTCTTAAGTGTGGTATTTAACCAATCATTGATTGTCTTCTCTGCATGTTTAATAATCAGCTGACCCGACAATGTGATTGCCTCTGCAAGTTGTGGGTCAAAGAATGCAAAGTATTGGTTTGCCAAAGCACCATATGCTGAGTTCAAAGCAATCTTCCTAACCTGTTGGTTATTGTAAGAACGTTTGATTAATGTGTTGAGTTCGTTCTTACGTTTCCTATCTGTACAAGTTTGTAGTTCCTTCTGATACCCAATCATTTTACCCTTCCACATCTTACGTTCGTCATAGAACTTCTGCATAAGTTCGGGAAGGAATCCTTGTTTATCGTTTGAGAACCTAGCCCCGTTTGGTGTGATACCGAGTGCGCCATCAACAATCGTTTCCTTGTTGAATAATTTTTCTACGGATGTATCGGTCAATCCTCTCTGCATTTTCTCGGGTGAGATATTGTACTGCATGATGATATGTGGATACAGTGAGTTCAAATCGAATGAGACAACCCATTCATGTTTACCCACGATAGGTTCTTTGACATATGCACCTTGGATTCTATCACCTTTTGTTTGTGACAGCTTCTGTGGTGGTGTTGCAATTTTCTGTTCCTTCAGAAAGTTATAGATGATTGTTTCCCAATACTTAACCATACCAAAAGTGTCGTTGTAATTACACTTAGCATTGTAAGACATTGCAAGAATCAATTCCATCAAACCTAGTTTCTCCTCTAGGTCTTCTACCAAGGTAACATCCTTTACGTTGTAAGCAAGGAACTTGGAATAATTGTTTCTGTATAGATGGTGAAGAGAACCTTCCTCTTCATATGATATCTTTGATTTACCTAGTTCCACATTTGCAATGTGGTCTAGTCTGTATGACTCTTGGTTTACAAAAGTATGTTTTTTGTAAAGCTCTAGGTAATCAATGACATTGATTCCATACAGATTAAAGACCTGTTGGGTAGAACCCCAGTTGGTCTTGAACTCTCTGACATCACACATGTTCCATGGTGAAAACTTTCTATGTGATTCCGAACCGAATACTCTGTCCACACGATTACAAAGGTAAGTGATGTCAAAAGTATTAACGTTCCAACCAGTAATGATGTCGAACTTTTCTTTTCTCCAGTACTTGATGAACTGTTCAAGTAGGTCTTTCTCATCCTGTGCTTCATGATAATGTACGGAAGCTGGTGCTTCGTCCCACGGCCCAATTCCGAATGTATGAGCCATAAATCTAAAAGGTTTGATGGTGATTGCGTTTACTTTTTCCAAAGCTTGCATGGGTTCGGGAAACCCATCTTCACATTCACACTCAATATCTAGTGTTGCAATCTTGATAACTTTTGGGTCATACTTGATGTCCCCTTGAAACTTATCAGCAATGTATGTATAGATGTATCTATCATACCCATGGATTTCCATCCCTGCTGTTCCAGCAAACTTCTCTCGGAACTTTCTTGCACCACCCATTGAACTGAGATTAACAGCCTCAAGGTTCTTCCCATCCAATGATTTGAATGCAGAAGGTTTTTTGGTTGGGACGTAATGATTAGGACGGTAGTCCACAGACATTTGAACCTGTTTCTTACCTTGATAACCTTTTACGAGTATTTTGTCGCGAGTTCGACACACATTAGTATAAAAATCCATACTGTTATTATAACAGAAAGAGGTCTATTCTACAAGTGTTTTTTTGGTTGGATGTAGTAATTCTTTTACTGATTTTAGCTTATCTTGAGCATCTGCAAGTTTCTCAACTTCTGCATCTACTGCCTGAACGATATCAGAATGTTCTCCGATACCTGCTGGGTTTTGTTGGTAGACTTGAATGTTTGCAGTGTGTACTGCAATATCACCTTCGTACTTCTTTTCTAATGCTCTTAATATATCTGCCACTTTATTTATTTCCAGTTAACACCTTGTAGTTTTGTGCAAGGTTTGGTCTAGGTTCAAAACAAGACACTACTCTGACTTTAGAAATCTTAAAAGTATAGTCCTTTGCATAAGGTATCCATGGAGCTAAACCAACTTCCATTTGACCACCTTGAATCTCAACAATACAAGCATGTGCTTCTTCTACTACGTACTTGAATAATTTTTCTGTCACTTTACCAATAACGACATCTCCGTTTTCTAAACGGAGACATTTGATAGGGTTAGACATTTAGTACTGACTCCTGTAATTCAACTGAACGTCTTCCGACTTGTCTGAACCAACGAGAGTCTTCCATTTCGACTGCCATTTTTTTCCAGTCTTCTGATACAACTGCTTTCCACATGTTGTTGAACTTACCAAAACGACTTCCACCTAAGTTGAATGTCATGTTGACTAGTACATGTTGAATGTCTTCGGGTAAAGAATAGAAATCCTTTCCACCTTTTGATTCAAACACATGGATTGTTTCATCTACGTGTTTATCAAAATCTGCTTCGTAGTATGCATCTACTACTGATTGTGATACTGGAGTTCCTGCTGGTTGTCCATGTTCTGCATCACCTTCTTTAATTAGATGTCCAACACCAAGTGTTAGATATCCTAATGAGTCTGCGTATACTTCAAGTACCTCGCCCTCATGACGCTTAATTTGTGCTTTCAATACTTCTTTATTCATTGATTAATCCTTACTGTTATGCTGGGTCGGGTGGAGTATCAGTCTTCTCTACCCATGTGTAAGTTGAGTAGACTACTTTAAGTTCTTCAACAAGGCCTTCTTCACAGGAGAAAATATACATTTCCTGTCCTTCCTCTACCGTGTCGCTTGTTAATCTAAATTTATGATGTTCTAGTGCCATCTTCTTTCTCCCTCTTCATTTGTTCCTCGACAAGTTCCATTAATATGTCACCCATGAGGTCGTTTAATTCACTATTATTTAGGAGTTCCTCAAGTCCAATATCCGTCTTTTCCTGGCCATGTGGAAATCTTCTTATAGTTCTTGTGAAGTTAATATTTGGTTTACCTTCTTCGAATTGTATCTTACCATATTGGTATACAAGTCCGTCCCATTCTCCACCTGTTAGTTCGATGGCTGCATCATCCTCATTGGGATTCTCTACGACCATGTAGACTTTCTTATGAAATAATTCTGTCATAAATCTCTTCCTCAATTTTCATAGATGATTCTATGCAATCGTTATCACGAATCTGCAATTGTCCTAGTAGATTCATGTTTGTTAATATGTTGTTTATCTGACTCCGTCTCCCCTTCAACCACACTTCGGACTGTGTGTCTCCACGTTCTGCGTGACGATTGTGCTCTTCCGATAACTCTACTGTTAGTACGTAAACGCGTGCTTCGTGATTGTCTATTAACCATTCTATATCCTTACCTCGAAAGTATCTATCACCTTCGATTAATACATGTTTATATGCAATGTTCATTGCTTCAATGAACTCTCTGAACTGTGGTATAGAGCCATGAGAAAGTTTATCAGTTCCACCAAAGGTTTCCCCTTCGGGGTATTGACCGACTACCAATATGTCACCATGTTCTTGACACTTAAATAGTTTCATTGGTTCAACCAATTTAGGTTCGTCCAATCTAGAGATAAGTCTTCTCATAAGAGTCGACTTGCCTGAGCAAGGTACACCACCGACCATGAATATCATTTAAAAGAAACCGTCCAGTGAACCTTTCTCTTCATACTTTCCAGCATGAGGGCCAATAGGATTCTCTGATTTTCCAGCTCTCCCTTTAGTTGCAACATGTTCATCACAATATGCAACACATGATAATCTCACTCCTTCACCAGTGATAGGTGATACACCGTGCAATTCATTTGAATCTGCAATCAGTACGTCTCCATCATCTGCTTCAATAGCAATACCATATCTAGGGAAACATAAGTATGCACCCCCAAATTCTCCAATACGGAAGACACACATAGTTGTCATTCCGAACTCTAAATCTTTACCATCCAAATGTGCAGACATCTTTGCAGTCCCACCAGTTGAATATTTGTTTGCAGATAACGCTGTCATAGGAGAACCACCAATGTGGTATTTCTCTTCTATACATTCATCTGCAAATGTTCTTTGCATATTCCATATCTCGGGAACTGCAGTCTTTAGTGCTTGTTCATTGACGTTAGCAATCTGTGATAGGATTTCAAACTTTTCTTTGTTTGCTTTCTTGTCCATCCATCCACTGCCCTTAATCATTCCTGTGAATCTGCCACGTTTATACCCGATTAGAACGGAATGAATCTCATTTGCTTCTGCAATACGATTGAACTCACCGTTCTTCTTAAGTGGATAATAACTGTTTGGAGTTCTTAGGACATAGTCTTTACCTTCGATTAATCCTTTTGCTTTCATTTCTTCGTGGTTGATAGGCCCGGCTGCATTTGCTCTCATTGTAGATGTATCATCAATAGAAAACAATGTGTCTTTAATTAAATGATACTGGTCACCTTTGTATGCTCTCTTTACAATACATGCAAGTAGTGTTTCACCCATGAGTGTACCATGAGGCTTATAAATTTTGATGATGTCGTCTTTAACATCTATAGATGATATAACAGTATCGTAAGAATCTTCATTGAGATACTTACCATTCCATTTGTCGAAGGTTTCTTTAAACCCTAAGTCTGTCTTTGCAGTAAATTCCATGGTTCTAATATTTGTCCTTTGATGTTTTCAACTAAGTAGTACATACATAATGGTGCTACCATCAATCCAATTCTTGCACCCTTGTCGTTGTAATCACCAGTCATTTTATAATCATTTGGTAGAGTCATTAATCTCACCATTTCTTTTGGTGTGTAAATTCTTTTACCACTATGGTGGAAATGATTACCACCCATAAACTTTGGTTGACAACCCTGTTCAGTTAATGAATGAGCTGGTAGATGTTTAGGAACTATTCTTGACATGTAGTAAGAATGCTTTTCATCTTCGGGTTGTATGTGTCCGTTCTTAATCTGTTCTTGGAACCATGGTTTAACAATGTGGTCTCCAATAGATGTGTATGCTTGATTGTCTCTTTGTTTAAGAACTTCTGCAACTCCAGTACATGGGCCACAACCTTCAAACTTCTCATCGGGATGCACATCGAATCCATTTACCCAGTGTCCTTTTGATGATTCATCCATTGCAGTTTCTAAATATTTTGCATCTGTAATATTTTCTTCATCAGTTTCTAAGTCTGAAATTGCATCTTCAATAGATGCAAATTCTTTTACTGGGTCGGGGAAGACTGAAGACATACACATCCAAGGCATTCCAATACCTTCGAGTACATCATCACGTACACCAACCATGAATACTCTTTCTCTCTTCTGAGGTACACCATGCTGATGTCCCTTCATGATTTTCCAAGTCACTGAGTATCCTAGTGCTTCAAAATCGTTTACCATCTTGTTTAGATGGTCTCTTGCATAGTCCATTGAAAGACCTTTCACGTTCTCACATACTATAACTTTAGGCATTAACCCTTCGGCAATCCTAATCATTTCCCATGTTAGGTCTTCAATGTTCTGTTGTTTCATACCATATGCCATCTTCTCTTGGTTCCATCCTTCTTTCTTGGAACCTGCCATAGAAAATGGTGGACAAGGTGGTGACCCATCCATGATATCTAATTCGTATTTCTTAAGTCCACTAAGCTCCATGATACCTTCTGCAGTGACTTCTTTGATGTCTCTACATTCGTGTACTGTGTTAGGGAAGTTTTCTAGGTAGGTGTCAACATGTAACTGTTGGAATTCGTTCATGTAACGAACGTCACCACCTGCTAGTTTGTAACCACATGAAGAACCCCCACCGCCTGCAAAGAAAGTAATGTAATTAAACTGTTTACTTTCACTGTTACGGTGAAGGTCTTCTAGGTTGTATTGAAAATATTTATTATCACTCATCATGACTCCATTATACTATATTTAGCACAATTAGAATAGAGTGTTTTAAAGATTTTCTAATAGATTTTCGGGTGTGGAAATCTCATAAGGGTCTGACTCTGCATTGTCTTGATAGCCATCTTCGATGAATGCTTTTTCAATTACACCATCATTAACAACTACTGCATATCTCCAAGACCTGTATCCAAAACCAAGATTTGATTTAGAACATTCTGCACCAATCAAGTGAGTGAACTCACCGTTACCATCGGGAAGAGGGTAAACGTTTTTGATACCTAATGATTCGAACCATGAGTTCATTACGAATGTATCATTAACTGATACACAGTAAATCTCATCAATACCTTTCTCTTGGAACTTCTCAAAGTTCTCATCGAAGCCAGGCAACTGTTGAGTTGAACATGTTGGTGTAAATGCGCCAGGCAATCCAAATACAATTACTCTTTTACCAGCAAGCTGTTCTGCAATGTCTAATGTTACAAATTCACCACCGACTCTCTGTGGCAGGATTACTTCGGGTACTCTAGTTTCCCCTTCAATAATTTCCAATCCCATTCTTCTTTCATCTGTCATAATCTATACTCCATAATAATAGATACACCTA